CCTGTTGCTGATATGGACGAAGCCGGTACATGGTCTATTCTTCCTCAAGCGTTTCGTCGCTATCGTCGCCGATCTCCGAGTCGTCCTCGAAATCGGCACTCTCGCCGTCGCCTTCGGCCATATCCTCGTCCAGAAGATTCTCTTGCTCCTTCTTGCGGAAGTCGAAGCCGAACATATCGAAAAGAGCCTGCGCGTTCTTGTCCTGCATGTTGAACAACTCGCGGCGCTCCCATTCGGGAATAAGGCACACGTCGGCCAGCTTGAACTGACCGTTCGCCCATGTGTAGTACAGGTAATGGTTATCCACCGCGATTCGGTACGTCGTATCCTGCGGCAAATCGATCTCCTTGCTGCCGGCCTTGACCTCTTTAACCAGATTATCGATGCGGGTCAGGGTTGCCTGAAGGCGTTCCTTCGCGTCCTTGACGCGCTGTTTGGCCTCCGCCTCGATCTTCACGAGCTCCGTCTCGTGCTTGATCTTGTCGCCCTCCATCAGCTCTGCGTAATTATTGCGCATCGTCTGCTTCTCATAAGCGTCGAGAAAGCGGACGACCTTCGGCCCGGCGTTCAGCGCGACGAACTTGTCGGCCAACAGCTTCTCGATCTCTGCCAGCGAGTCGGCTCCCTCGAAAAGCACTTTAGGAAAACGATCCGCCGCTTTCGGCAGATTGAACTTAATTTCGTCCGGAATGTAGTTAGATAAGTCTTTCATGTTTTGCGATTTAGATTTGGTTATCGTACTGATGTTCGAATTGATCCCAATACCGGTCCTCCGGGTTCGGAAGCTCGATCCCGAGCTCCGACGAAGCGAAGGCCCGGATGTGTTCGAGATACTGAGTGAACCGGAGCGAATCGAGAGCGGAGGTGGACACGGGACGGTACAGGGTCGTACCCCAGAGCGTTTTCGTATCGACCCCCAAAAACTTCTGCTTGAAATACTCGTGCAGATCGTCCTTGTCCTGCCCCGTCTCGTCGCTGATGCACTTGATCCAGAGCCACAGCAGGCGGTTCTGATCGACCGACCGCCGCTCGCGGTGGCGCACGACGGTCACATCGTAAGCCTTGCCCTCCGGAAGCCGGTCGAGGTAAGCCATGACGGCCTGTTTGTCCCGCGCTTTTTCGACTCTGAATTTCATAGCGCCCGGTTTTAGAAGGGACGATCGTCCGGATTATCGGCCGGGGGAACCGTATAGCCTCCCGAATATTGGCTATCCGCCCGGGCAGCGGTCCCCTGATTGCCGTAAGGAGCTTGGCCGGCTGCCGGGTAAGGTTGGCCGGCGTACCCCTGAGGAGCCGTTGCCGGACCCTGCTGTCCGTAACCGGTCGGGCCGGCCCCCTGACGGCTATAACCCTGCGGGGCCTGATTCGGGTCCCGCTCGTCGAACAACTGCACCCAGCCGTCCCATCCGCCCGCAGGGATCGTGTCGAACTTGATGCTGATGCCGCCCCGGTCGCTGTGGAATGCCTTGCCGACAGTCACCCAGCGAGTCTTCTCCTGCCCGGCGTTGTCCGTGTATTTCGTACCGAAACACACGTTCTGTCGTTTTAGTACTGCCATAATTATGCGTTATTGAAAATCTTCTTGTCGGTAATCTTATCCCGGCGCGCTTCGAGAAACTCGATGAAACGTTCGCAATGTTCCCGAAGCCGCTGCCGGCTGTCGTCGTAGTGGAAGTCGTACCACTCCTGATAGGTATTCCGGAAATCGGTTACCGTGTACTCGAATCCCCGGATGCGGCAGCCCATTTGGCCGAGGCAGAACGGATAAACGTCCTTCTGCCAAGCCATGCGGAATTTGCCGAACTCGTAGCGACTCGTCGTCTTGATATCAAAGACCGTATCCTGAATCAGTTCGTCGATGTAACCGTAGAGCTCCACGTCGCCGTACTGCGTTTCGAGCGTACCCGAGCAGAAGACCTGCGAAGCCGCTCCCCGGAAGTAATCCGCGAACTCCCGGCAAAGCGAGATCGGAAAGGTGAATGTCCGATTATTGTATGTGGTAGATATTCCCACAACCTCTGCAGTATGTCCGACAGGACGTAACTCAGGTTTAGTTCCAACTCCGGTATCACACAGGGCTACAATTTCCCGGTATATTGGTATAATTTTTTTTGATTGGCCCACATGAATCATGCAATCGACGATCTCGTTGAATGCGGTTCCTCGGTCGGCCGCCTCGCTCTCGGACGGCACGCGGTTGATCGCGTCGAGAAGTCCCTGTTCGATCTCCGCCTCCACATCGGCAGGAATCTTATCTGCATTCCACGGCTTCTCGATAGCGGCATCGATGTACCGATACTCGTTGAAACGGTCGAGAATCGACGGATATATCCTGTATTTAGGCGGCCGGCTCATATTTCCCTGTTTCTTTGTTGAACCGGCAAGAGAGCGCGGCGGCTTTCGCCACGAGCTTGCGCGATGCCTGAATCTTCGAATCCCAGATCGTCTCGAAATCCCGCAATCGGGACGTTGCATCGTTCAGGCTGTCGCAATCGGTGATAGCCTCGACATTCCGGTCGATCAGCGCGATCAGGTCGTTATACTTCCTGACTTCCTCCTTGCGCTTTTCGAGATTCTCTTGGTAAGACTTAAAGATGTTCGTCAGCAAATCGTTCGGAGCGATGACGGTCCCGTTCTCGTCGATCAGCCTCGGAATGTTGATGACGCTGGGAAGATTGCACGTATTCTTGCCGTAGAACTTCTCGCACGGGTCGAACGAGATCGTCCGCTGCTTGCCGATGGCCTGAACGTATCCCACCAGGTCCAGCTCCTTAATCAGGTCCCCGGCCGACGAGCCTCCGATCTCCGGCCGGATGATCTTCTGGTCGCCCTCCTTTTCCTCGCGCTCGTGAGCCACGAAAACAATGTGCTTGCCCATGATCGAGATCGCTTTAAGGACCCGGATAAACTCGGCCTTGCGCGCTCCGTAGCCTTTCAGGGACAGGCTGCCGTCCCGTTGGCCCAGCTTCGGGTCGTTTTGGATCAGCCACGCCCCCATGTAGTCGAGCATCTTGCCCGCCGTGTCGATCACGATAGTCTTGAACGGAGCGAGCTCCCCGCTCTGCATCACTTCGAGAAAATCGTTGTAGGAACTCACCTGAAGCGTAGGGGTCTGGTGCGCGACATTGACGCGGTGAACGCCGTTGTCGAAGTCCAGAAGTACCGGATAAGGCGCAGAAAGCGCATTTGTGCTCTTACCGATGCCCGGCTGTCCGTACAGCAGGGCTTTGATCGTGGTCTGAACCTGAAGCTCAGACGGCTTTTTAATCAATCCCATAATCGTATCGTTTAAAAAAAAGTTGTGTATCTTTGTCCGGTCGGACGGAGTCGGACAACTACCGGCCGGCTTTTAATCAATCCCAAGCTCCCGATATCACCCGTCGGGGGCTTTTTCTTTTCAAGAACTATTCTTTGTCCCGCACGCAACGCACGCTGAAGCCGGCGGCGCGAAAGCTGCTGTCCAGCGGGTAGACGTTGCCCGAGTAGAAGTAGAGGTTGACCGCGTAGCCGTTGCCTCCGTAGTCCGGCGACGAGGACCAATAGTAGCCG